TTTTACAGCAGCAGCCGGCGATGGTTATTTTATAAATACATCAGCTGCAGCTAGAACAATGACACTTCCTGCAGGAACTCTAGGTGATGAAGTATCGTTTGTAGATTATGCAGGAACATTTGACACAAATTCATTAACTATTGCAGCAAATGGGTCAGAGAAAATTTTAGGTTCGACAGCCGATTTAACAGTTTCAGTAGAGAGAGCAGCTAACACTTTGGTCTTCACAGATGGAACTCAAGGTTGGTTGTTAAAGGCTAAATAATGTCTACCTATAAAAAAGAGGTTGGCACAGCAGTTCAAAATATTACTGGCGATACAGCTACAATTAAAGGTCAACTTTGGTATGATGTTTCCGACTCAGAATTTAAATACAGATCTCAAGCTGTAAACGCTAGCGGTAATGTTGCTGGAGGATGGTCTACCGGTGCTAATTTAAATACAGCTAGGCAATCTTTAGGAGGAGCTGGGACTACAACATCTGCATTAGCTTTTGCTGGAAATATTCCGGCCCCTATTTCAGTACTAACAGAACAATATAATGGAACTTCTTGGGCTGAAGTAAATGATTTAAATACAGCAAGAACAGATGTAGGAGGCTTTGGTGCTGATAGCACTGCTGCCATATGTGCAGGAGGTTATTCAAGCGCTAGTCCAGCAGGAGGTAGAACATTAACAGAATCTTGGAATGGATATGTTTGGGCTGAAGTTGGAGATTTAAATACGCAACATTATCAAGGAATGGCTGAGTTTGGAACTTCAACTGCAGGTCTTATTGCTGGAGGTATAGGTCCCAGTGTTCCTATAGTAAACACAGAAACTTGGAACGGATCGGCGTGGACAGAAGTTGGAGATTTAAATACAGCAAGACGTGGATTTTCTGGATCAGGAACTCAAACATCAGGGTTAGCTTCAGGAGGTAGTGCTCCTGCACCAGGAATTCAAACAGAAAGTTGGAATGGTTCGGCGTGGACAGAAGTTGGAGACTTAAATTCATTAAGAGATTTTAATGCGTCATCTGGTACTAGTAATACTTCAAGTTTAACTTTTGGAGGTAGAAATAATCCAGGTGGAGGAATCTCTCTTGCAAATACAGAATCTTGGAATGGAACAGCTTGGACTGTTGAGAATCCTTTAAATACAGCAAGGTTGTCTTTACAAGGAGTAGGAACTAAAACAGCAGCTTTAGCTTTTGGTGGTTCAGGAACACCAGCAAATACAGCTGCAACAGAAGAATGGAATGGAACAGGGTTTACAACAAGAACGATAACAACAACAAGTGAATAGGAGAAAACTATGACAAAAACATATCAATACTGCGTAGCAGAAAACTGGGGAAAAGGATTCATTGATCACGTTGAAGCGATCAAAATATCTTTTAACGGTTTACCAGGTAATGTTTGGCAAGTTCCCGCTTACAATAAACATGCAAATCTTTGGATTGCAAAAGTAAGTGGAACTGTTAAAACAGTAGCTGAAGCTCAATTGATTGTTAATGCAGAGGTCACAGCAGCACAAACTGCATGGGATGCATTATCTGATGAAGATAAAGTAGGCAACTCAAGACCAGCTGACATAACATTGACTGAGTAATAAGGATAATAGATGAGTGAGTACAAAAGCATTAAAGGCGGAAAAGTACAAAATTATGATACGGACCCAGGAAACCCGTATGTAGGACAGGTATGGTATAACCAAAATTTAACTGATTTGCGTGTTCGTGTAATAAATGTAAATACTTCTTGGTCTACAGGTGGAAATTTAAATACAGCTAGACAGCAAGGAGGAGGTTCTGGTACTCAAACAGCAGCTTTATGTTTTACTGGTTACTCAACTCAACTTGTTGTACTAACCGAAGCTTATAATGGAACATCTTGGACAGAAGTAAATGATATGAATACGGCTAAATCACAAGTAGGTAGTGGAGGAACTCAAACATCTACTTTAAGTTTTGGTGGAGACTTAGGTGGAGTTACAGCATTATGTGAATCTTGGAATGGAACTAGTTGGACAGAAGTTGGAGATTTAAATGAAGCTAGAAGAGGTTTAGGCGGAGTAGCACAAGCTAATACGGCTGCACTAGCTTTTGGTGGTTACATCGGCAGTTCAGTAATAAGTTGTGAATTATGGAATGGATCTAGTTGGACAGAAGTAAATAATTTAAATGCAGATAATTGGTTAATGGGATCTGCAGGAGAAGCAACAGCAGCAGTAAAATTTTCGGGTTATAACCCACCAGGTGCTTTTACCCCTAGTACTAACACAGAAACGTGGAATGGAACTAGTTGGACAGAAGTTAATAACAACGCGGTTGCAAGAGGACAAGGAACTGGTTTAGGAATTTTAACATCTGCTTTATTTGCTGGTGGAGGACCAGCAGCTGTTAAGACATCTGTTGAAGAATGGAATGGAACTAGTTGGTCGGGAGTTAATAATTTAAATGTAGGTAGAGGGGGTTTAATGTCAGGTGGAACAACAATATCTGGTTTAGTATTTGGTGGAGAAGGTCCTCCTAATACAGCTTCTACAGAAGAATGGAGCGCAAATACAATAACAGGTGCTTGGGTTACAGGTGCTAATATGAACCTTGCTAGAATTCACGTCAGAGGAGCAGGAACACAAACATCATCTTTAGCTATAGCTGGAGAAACTGCACCAGGTAGTACTAGAGTAGCTAATGTAGAATCTTATAATGGAACGTCTTGGGCAAATGTTGCTGCTTTAAATACAGCAAGATATGCTATAGGTGCAGCAGGAGCTGATAATACCTCTTCTTTAGCTTTTGGCGGTAATGCTCCTGGAGGAAACACAGATATAACAGAATTATGGAATGGGTCTAGTTGGACTGAAGTAGCAGATTTAAACGCTGCAAAAAGTGATATGGGGAGTGCTGGAATTGTAACCTCTGCATTAGCTTATGGTGGTTCAGGATCACCAAGAGAAGTAAAGGTATGTGAAAGTTGGAACGGATCAGCTTGGACTGAAGTTGGAGATTTAAATACTGCAAGACTTGCAATTGGTGGAACTGGAGCTAGCAACACAGCAGCTTTAGCTTTTGGTGGTGAGAGTGCACCTGCACCTGCAATGGCAAACACAGAATTATGGAATGGATCAGCTTGGACTGAAGTAAACGATTTAAACACTGCGACCCAATCATCTGGTGGAGCAGGGGTTTCAACAGCAGCTTTAGCTTTTGGTGGTGAAACTCCAACTGCAGCCACTTCAAATAAAACAGAATTATGGAATGGAACTAGTTGGAGTAACGAAGACACTATGAACGCAGCAGTAGTTACTTTTGGAAGTTCAGGATCACAAACTAATGCTTTAGCATTTGGTGGAGAAAACCCACCTAATACAGCTGCAACAGAAGAATGGTATGGTAACGGAATTATAACGGAGACGGTAAATTAATATGGCAACATACAAAGAGATAAACGGAACAGATATTAAAGTATTAACAACAGATCCTTCTAACCCATTAGTTGGAGAGGTTTGGTACAATACTACAAGTCAAAAATTAAAAGGTTATAGACAAGCTCTAGGTAATGCTTGGTCTACGGGTGGTAATATGAATACTGCAAGAGATTTTCTAGCTTCATCAGGACAAGGAACTCAAACAGCTTCATTGGCTTTTGGTGGAAGTGTTCCATCCATTACTGTAGCAGCAGAATTATATAATGGAAGTAGCTGGACTAATGCAGCTTCAATGAATACGGGAAAAACACAATTAGGTGGAGCAGGAACCAGTACAGCTGCATTAGCTTTTGGTGGAAGTGCTCCTCCTGGAAGAACTGCCTTAACAGAATTATACAATGGATCCAGTTGGACTGAAGTTGCAGATTTAAATGTTGCAAGAAATTTTGTAACGGGGGTAGGGATCACAACATCAGCTTTAGCTTTTGGTGGAAACTCATCTGCTGATCCTAGAGAGGAAGCGACTGAATCTTGGAATGGATCTGCGTGGACAAATGTAGCAGACATGAATACGGGTAGAGAACAAGGAGGAGGAGTTGGTGCAAACAATACATCAGCTTTGGTTTTTGGTGGAAATGCTCCACCTGTTATTGCAAAAACAGAAGCATGGAATGGATCTGCTTGGGCTGAAGTAAATGATTTAAATACTGCTAGAAGAACTTTAGCAGCTTCAGGAATTCAAACATCAGCTTTAGCTTTTGGTGGAGATACTGCACCTGTTATTGTAGCTGCAACAGAATTATGGAATGGTTCTATTTGGAGTAATCAGACTCTTATGAATACTGCTGTTAATCAATTGGCAGGTTCAGGATCATCAACTACAGCTTTAGCTTTTGGTGGTAATACACCTCCTAGAACAGGACTCACACAAGAATGGAACTCAGGAGTTTCTGTAGGCGCATGGGTTACTGTTGCAAATTTAAATACTGCAAGAAAACAAATTTCTGCAGGTGGTTCATCAAACACATCTGCTCTAGCTTTTGGAGGTCAAACATCAACAACAGTAGCATTAACAGAATCTTATAACGGAACTTCTTGGGCTGAGGTTCAGGATATGAATACTACTAGAAAAGGACCTGCAGGTGGGGCAGGAACTGCAACAGCCGCATTATCTTTTGGAGGACAGATATCCGATACACCAAATAATGTAGGAACTGAAACAGAAACTTGGAATGGATCTAGTTGGACTGAAGTAAATAATATGAATACGGCTAGAAGAGGTTTAGGCTCATCAGGAGTAACTAACACATCTTCTTTAGCTTTTGCAGGTTTAAACGCAAGTGTTGGTGAACAAACATTAACCGAATCATGGAATGGATCTAGTTGGACAGAAGTAGCTGACATGAATACGGCTAGATTTAGTTTACCTGGTTTTGGAACAAATACAGCTACCATTGCTGCTGGAGGTTTTGATTTAGGTCCTACCCCACATGCTATATGTGAATCTTGGAATGGATCAGCTTGGACAGAAGTTGCAGATCTTAATTTTAGTAGAAATGCTATGGCTGCTTCAGGGACTTCAACCGCAGGATTAGTTTTTGGTGGAAATGCTGTTCCAAATGGTGAAACAGATTCTTGGAATGGATCTGCTTGGACAAGTGTTGGAAATTTAAATCTTGCAAGAGCAGAAGGTGGTGGAGCAGGAACTCAAACATCTGCTTTATATTTTGGAGGAAGTCAAGGTCCAAACAATCAAACAGAAGCTTGGTATGGTGATGGTACGGTTACTGATATTTTTACAACTAGTTAAAGCTTGTAATATTTTTTAAACAGTATATATATCTTTTAAACATAAAGGATATAGAATGACAGATAAAAAAGACGTTAAAGATATTATACAAAAAGAAGAAACTCATTTAAATAATTTATTAGAGCCTACTGACCTTACGGATTTTAAAGGTATGGTAGATGAGCTTCGTGACACTTGGACTAAGAAACAAATGTTTCGAACAGAAACAGAAGCAAGGTTTTCTGTATTACAGGATAATAGATACCCAACTAAAGCTGCAAAATATTGGCAGTGTGTTAGAGAACAATCCTCATACTTAGATAACCTAATGTCTTTATCTTTTGATTACAGAAGAAATGAAGCAAAGATTAAATGGTTAGAAACTAAAATAGAGTCTGAACAAGACGAATATAAATTAACTAAATATCAAATAGATTTAGATGAAGCTAGGTTTGGTAAAGCTTCTATGGAAAAAACTGCTAAGCATAGAATGAGAGAAATTAAAATGTGGTCTGGGTTAAAGAAAGAATTTAATGATGGATCATTTAATGACAAAGATGTTAACCAACATCAACTAGATTCTTATGGTATGCAATATGCAGCAAAAGCAAAAACCCTAACACCTCAATCTTCTGAAGCTGAAGTGTTTAATATTATGGGACAACTTCAATCTCTACAAAGAATTAAAAAATCTGGTGAGTTAGAAAACAAAACTGAAAAAAAAGAAGAACTACCTAACATATAGTTTTTAATGAAATTTAATTTTGTATTTTTAGGTCAGTCGATTCTAAGGTACCAAGTACCATTAGATATTTTTCAATCGATTAATCAAATCTATGAACAAAACTTTTATAATCTTGTACCAGCTAATAAACAATTAGTAGGTAAGATAGAGAATGAACACTCTTTATTTTATAATGGTCAAGATCAATCTAAAATAAAAAACCATAACGTATTACCAAGAAATGTAACTGATTATTTTATGACTGTGTTTAAACATTATTTAACGTTTAATAAAATTAAAGAGTATGATACTCATTTAAATTCTATTTGGGTCAATGAAATGAAAGCACATGAATACAATCCAGCACACATCCACAGAGGAACGTTGTTTACAGGTCTGTCTTCTGTAATGATTTTAAAATTACCATCAACGTATGGTAAAGAATATTCTAATGAAGCTATACCCCAGAACGGTAAACTACAAATATTAGGGGCTAGTAATGGTCAGTTTGCTAAAATAGATTACCAACCTCCTATGGAACTTAGAGATTTTTATGTGTTTCCTTATGATATGAGACACTGTGTGTATCCGTTTAATGGAACTACTGAGACAAGACGAACCTTAGCCGCAAATTGTGATGTACGGTTTGACCCAATAAAAAACAGAGGAGCAGTATGATAAGAGAACCACGATGGAAATCGTTTATAGTAGAAACTACAGTACCATTATTTACACCCGAACAATGTAAAATGATTATTGAAGCAGGACGTTCGGAACCTAAACAAGTCGCACAAATTGGAGCAGGTGATAAAGAAGGAGAAACACTTGTAGACACTAAAACTAGGACTTCACATATCAGTTGGATACCATTTAAAAAGATGGTTGAAATGTACAAAGACATAGAACATTTTATGAAAAAAACTAATGGTAATCATTTTGGTTTTGATGGAATGAGTTTAACAGAACCTGCACAATATACAGAGTATCCAGAAGGAGGATTTTATGATTGGCATGTAGATAATGATGTAGACATGCTTCATGAACCACCTGTTAGAAAAATATCAATGACGTGTTTACTTTCTCCTGAATCAAATTTTGAAGGCGGGGACTTAGAATTAATGAGTGAAGGTAAAACTGCAAAACTTAAACAAGGTCACGCAGTATTCTTTGCGTCTTTTATAAGACATAGGGTGACTCCTGTTATACGGGGCAAAAGAAATTCACTTGTTATGTGGTTTGGAGGGCCGCCTTTTAAATAATGCATAGAGATTTACACTTTCCAACTGCTATTTATATTGCTGACATAGAGCATTTAACTTTAAATCAAGAATTAGAACAAGACATAATTAATTGGTCTAATAAAGATAAAGGTGTGACACGGACAAATGTTAAAGGTTGGCACTCAACAACAGACATGAATTTAAAACCCGAGTTTAAAAAATTAGTTGACTTGTTATACGAGGCACAAAGAACTGTTTATGATCAAGAACATTTAGAGTCAGAACCTTTCTTAGGTAATATGTGGGCCAACATCAATCCACCTGGTTCCATGAACCGAGCACACATACACCCTAATTCTTTATGGTCAGGTGTGTATTATGTTAAAGCACCACAAAATTCTGGACAATTAAAAATAGAAGACCCGAGATCAGTTGCAGCCATGTCTAGACCAAGACAAAAACCAGGGAAGTTACCTGATAGATTATGGAGAGAGACAAACTATGAACCAAAAGCTGGACGTTTAATTATGTTTCCTGCTTGGTTAAATCATTGTGTTGATCCTAATAATTCTAATGATATAAGAATATCTGTGTCCTTTAATTTTATGCAAAAGTGTATGATCACATGAGTTTTCAAGATAAAAAATATCAAATAATTAAAAATGCTGTGTCGTATGAGCTAGCTAATTTTATATTTAATTACTTTTTACTTAAACGAGATGCGGTAGATTATATGTATGACCATAACATACACTCAAAGTCCCCTATACTGGGAACATGGACCGATGAACAAATACCAAACACTTATTCTTGTTACGGTGATTTTGCAATGGATACATTATTAGTCAAAATGTTACCCGTAATGAAAAAAGAAACTGGACTAGACCTATGTCCTACTTACTCATATGCAAGAGTATATAAAAAAGACGATGAATTAAAACGACATAAAGACAGACCAAGCTGTGAAGTATCTACTACTTTAAACTTGGGTGGTGAGCCTTGGCCTATATTTATAGACTCAACAGGATCTAACAATGTTATAGATGAGTACAGAAATATACATAAACCCAATGCTCCAGGAGGCACAAAAGTCTTGCTTGAAGTAGGGGATATGCTAGTATATAGTGGCTGTGAACTTGAACATTGGCGAGAGCCTTTTGACGGGAACATTTGCGGTCAAGTATTTCTACATTATAATCATGTAAATGGCCCATTTGCTGAGAAAAATAAATTTGATGGAAGGGCAAAGCTAGGTCTACCATCAGGAATAAAATAGTATTATAATGAGGCTATATGTTACAAAAATTAGGTTTTGCACCAGGGTTCAACAAACAAGTTACCGAAACCGGGGCTGAAGGTCAATGGTTTGATGGAGATTTTGTACGTTTTAGATACGGTTCACCAGAAAAAATAGGCGGCTGGCAACAGTTAGGAGAAAATAAACTAACAGGTGTAGCCAGAGCTCTTCATCATTGGGATGATAATAAAGGTGTTAAATACGCAGCAATAGGAACCAATAGAATTTTATACGCTTACTCAGGGCAACAATATTATGATATCCACCCTATCAGAGTTACATTAACTGGTGCAAAATTTACAAGTTCATCAAACAGTCCAACAATCACAATAACATGTACCGGGGCTCATGGTTTACTAGAAGATGATATTGTCTTGTTTGACAGTGTAGCAGGAGTACCTGCCGCATCTACTTATAGTAATGCTACATTTGAAGATGAAAAATTTATGGTTACGTCTGTGCCAACTACAACAACTTTTACAATTACAATGGACGCTAACGAAACGGGAACTCCTTTAACCACGGGTGATGGAAATAGTACTTCTATACTTTGTTACTTTACAGTAGGTCCCGCTAAACAAATTGGTGGTTTTGGTTTTGGTACAGGTTTATATGGTGGACTAACACTAGGACCTGCAACAACTACTTTACAAACAGCTTTAACAAATACGACAGGAACTACAATTGTACTGGCCAGTACGTCAGCGTTTCCGGCAGCAGGAACAATACAAATAGGGAATGAGTTTATTACTTACACAAGTAATAGTACTACGACCAACACATTAAGTGGAGGAA